TAAGACTAGAAAGTTGAAAGCACAATGGACTCCAGAATTCGCTCAAGATCTTAACGCTTACCACAGTATTGATGCTGAGGCTGAGTTAACATCTTTATTGAGTGAGTATATCTCTATGGAGATTGATCTTGAGATCTTAGATATGTTGAT